ACGTATGTGGGGGATTCAAAACCATTGCCAAATAATCCTGCACCAATACGAAGAGATGATGTGTTTGCTTCTAATTCTACTTCTAACGTAATGACGGATAAGTATGCTCCATTAATGTTTAATCAAGGAGGAATGGTAGGAGCATCAGGTGCGCCAACAATGAATAATCCTTATCTTCAAAAGATGAATCAATTAGTAGGCCTACAGCAAATGGTGAATGTAGGGAAAGGTTTAGCAAATAACGTTTTACAACAAGAAGCTATGATGTCTGCACCTAAAGCAAACTATGGTATGAAAAGAAAATATGATAATGGAGGTAAGAGCTTCTTAGATCACATTAAGTCTGCTCAAGATCGTGCAATGGCAATTGATATAAAAAAAGGATCTACCCCTAGTAATTGGAGAGAACAAATTTCACGTAGAGGGGGCTACGAAGCTCATATTAATTCAGGACAACCCCTTGACTCTAATATGAAAGATCAATATAATCCAACTAGAGCTTCTTATGGAATGAAAATGAAAAAAAGATACACTAACGGGGGTAGATTCTAATGGATGAGATAGGACTAGACGAACTATTACAATTAATTATAAAGGAAAAGGGCGGTACACCTCAGCAGTATAACAAGATGATGGATTATATTGCTTTCCATGAAACTGGTCACAAGCAGAGAATGGATCCTAAAGCTAAACAGATTTCAGGTAATGAGGAAGATGGATTCTTTGATGGACCTGGAAGAGGATTGTTTCAATTTGAGGTAGGAGAAAAGAAAGGAGGAAACACTGCTGTTAATAGAACAGTTAGATATTTTAAAGATAACAACCTAGCTATACCTAAGTGGCTGCATGATGTTAGTATGGGTAGTGCAGGATCAAAGAGTGTTGATGTTAGCGACTTAAGTGCAGATCAACAAAAGATGCTATTCTTAGGCTATCATAAAGGACATCCTGTATCCGACTTTAGTAAGGTATGGAATAATGAGCAAACTATACAAGACTTTTGGGCTGAGAATCACTGGGCTGGAGATAAAGAAAACCTTACATCTAAACTAGCTTTATTTAATAAGAATATAACTGCAAAGGATTCTATTGATGCATTAAACATTAGAAAAGCTGAGTTGTTTGGTCAAGACGATAAAGTTCCTTTCCAATCAGCTCAGAAAGATCCTAATAGATTACCTACAGAATCTGACATATTTAAAAGCATATTTGGACAACAAACATCATCATTAATAAAACAATGAGAGAAATAAATAGAGAGGATGGTAAGGTGTATACAATAGATGAGTTTTATTTTCTAGAAAAGCATTATATAGATTTAGACGATTTAATGGAAGATGAGAAGTGGATTGTTGGAAGATCTAAAGACAATGGGTTTAGAGTTATAAAATCTAATTGGTATATGCAAGATAATCCAGACTTTACAATTGAGAGTGTTATTTATGGTAAAACTCCTAAGCATACTAGTCCTATACGATATATGTTTAAATTACAATTAGAATATACTAAATAATGTATTTATTAAAACTCAACAGGAAAGGCGATATTTATAAGGATGATGACGGATGTACTGGCGTGCCAGAATTTCTTACACTCATTAAGAAGGAAAAATTCGGGCCTACGGCCCTCAAGTGGGTTGCCCTAGTCTGCGACTATGAAAGCCCATATAGGCACTACAGTGAAAATGAAAGAGTTAAGGCTGTTTCTAAAGACTTATATGATACTTATACTTGGAAGGGATCTAAAGACGCATCTATAAAAGCAGCTTGTAAGAAATATACAGAATTACAGTTTGATCCTTTAGATGAGCAGCTTATAGCGTTTAACAATAAGATCAATCAGTTTACAGCTCTTATTGATGGAATGCATTTAGATGAAGAGAATGCTGAGTTATTACAGAAGCTAATGATAGGGGTTGAAAAGATACTTAAGACTAGACAGTCTCTATTAGATGCTATAGACAGAAGGGGAGAGAGACAAAAGATAGCTGGAGATAAAGGGTTGTCATTTTTAGAAAGAAGAAAAGAAATAAAAGAACTGTAATGGCTAGAAGCAAAAGAGAAACAAAACATGATGTTAAGTATCTTTATGCAAGATATGTTAAGTTTTACAATAAAGCAGATATGGATAAGGCTGCTGAGTATCACGACTTAGCTATGAAGCTACATGGTGTAGATTTAGCACAAAGATATCATATGAAGATAGAAAAGAAAGAACAATCTAAAGGAACTTTTGGATTAGGTAAGACTAAACGATTAAGATATGGGTAAGATAAAATTTGATCCACAAAGATATCGTCCTATACCAAATAGTGGTCATCCTGATTTAAATCCCGACTCAGTGGCATATCAAGAGTATTGGGCTCAAGAAACTGATAGATGTTTACATGGGTATAAACCTAAAGGTATGAAAGAAATATCTGGTAAGTATTATTTCTATCTAAATTACTATATGATACTAGGTAATGACGGAACATCAGGTAATCGTAAGAATTTAATACATCCTTGGTATAGAACTATGGATCATGAGTATTTTGATACAATAGAGCTGTGTAAAGAAGAAGGTAAAGGGATGATTGTTATTAAAGCTAGGGATAAAGGGTTTTCTTATATGAACTCTGGTGCTGTTGCTCATGAATATACATTCTATCCTTTTAATGATGTAGGTGTAGCTGCTGGACTGCAAGTTACAGCTGATGCCTTCTTTGATAAAACTAGAAAAGGTCTTAATGGTATACACCCTAACTTTAAACACTCTGTACTTAAAGACACTGATGGTATAATGAGATCTGGATACAAACAAAAGAATAAAGACGGTAAGTGGGAGATAGGTGGCTATCAATCTAACATTATATGTAGAACAATGGATAATCCTGAAGTATTCAAAGGAGAAAGGGTTTCCTTAATGATATTTGAAGAAGCAGGGGAATTTAAAAAACTTAAGAACGCTTACATGTCATCTAAAGCATGTTTCATGGATGGAGATATTCAGTTTGGAGTACCTATTGTCGGTGGAACTGGAGGGGATATATCTAAAGCGTCTAAAGATTTTATGGATATGTATTATAGTCATGATGCTTATAATCTAATCCCTATGTTTATTCCAGCATCAAAAGCATACTATGGTTTCTTTGATATAGATACAGGTGTAGAAGACGAAAAGGGTGCAAGAGAAAAACTTATAGCAGATAGAGAGGATATACAGAAATCTGGAGATAATGAGGCATATAACTTACATATACAGAATTACCCTTTAACTGTAGAGGAGGCATTTTTAAATACTCACTCTTCAAGGTTTGATATTGCATTACTTAACGCACAAAGATCTAGAATATTATCAAGTAAAGACAATAGAAGTCAAATACAACAAGGCTTTTTAGATTGGCAATTAGGAGAGGGTGAACCTAAAGTAACTTGGAGGCCACACCCTACTGGTCCATACAAAATATTAGCACATCCAGAGAAAGAATATAAGAATTTAGACATAGGTGGTATTGATAGTTATGATCAAGATCAAGCTGGAGCATCAGATTCCTTGGGTAGTGCAATAATTTATCGTAGATTTGCAAATACAGAAATGCCGAGCGATTACGTGGTTGCAGAATATACAGATAGGCCTCCTAAGAAGGAAGATTTTTGGGATGGTTGTTTAAAGCTCGCTGTGTATTATAACTCTAAAATGCTGGTAGAGTATACAAAGATAGGTATATTAGATTACTTTAAACGTATGAATGCGCTAAAGTATTTAAAAGAAAAGCCAGAGTCTGCACATAACCCTGGTACAAAAACTAGAAACAGGTATGGTGTGCATATGAATAAGCAGGTTAAAGCTCTTATGGAAGATTTGATAGATGATTATTTAAGAGAGAGTGCTCAAGACATATGGTTTATTGACTTGATAGATGAGCTTGCTAATTATGGATTGCAAAATACGGATAGGGCTATGGCTTTTGGTTTGTGTTTAATTCATAATATAGATAATTATAGAATGAAGGCGTCTATACAAGAAAAGGTGAAGGATATAGGATTTAAATATTATAAAATGGGATATAATGGAATCCCTACAGAAATAAAATAAAATTATGGATCAGAAATACACATCAATGCCATCAATGGTTATTGCAGACAAAGAAAAAAATGACGAATGGTGCGAGCAAGTTTTAAATGCAATTACAAGCTACATGGCTTCAGAAGGTGGTGATTACTCTACTTCAAGAAATAGAGATATTAGAAATTATCAAATCTATAATGGAGAATTAAACCAAGGCGACTATAAATATATAACTGAGCAATATGGATTAACATATCCAGCTAGATTGGTTAATTATCCTATCATAACACCTAAGATTGATCTTTTAATTGGAGAAGAGATAAGAAGACCTATTGACATGAAAGTTACTACAGTTAATAAAGCTGCTGTAATTAGAAAGCAAGATCATAAAGTAAGTTTAATGATGAGAGAGCTTTTAGATGAATTTCATCAAGAGATGAGAGAGACTATGAAAGTTGATGTTAAAGAAGAGGGGCAAGGTATTCCTGTACCAGAAGATATAGAAACTTATATGAAATACAACTATCGTGAGATGATAGAAGAAACAGCTCAAGATGGATTAGAGTATATATCTAATAGGTATAATCTAAAAGACGTGTTTAAGGAAGGATTTAGAGACTTATTAGTTACATCAAAAGAGTTTCATAAAGTAAGTATTCAAAATGGAGATCCATACGTAAGGAGAGTTGACCCTAGAAATATAATATTTGATAGCTCTGCACATTCAGATTACTTAGATGACTGTAGTTGGGTGGGTGAAGAAAGATGGATATCTGTTAATGAAATAAACGATGAGTTTAAAGATAGCTTAACTACTAAAGATTTAGAAGAGTTAGATAAAATGAGAAATCTTTATGCTGGTGGAGATATGAATAATTACAACTCTAGCTTAGAATGGATTGACGCTGGACACGGAAAAGAAACTAGAATTAGAGTGGTAACTGCAGAGTGGAAATCTCTTAGAGCAATTAAATTCAAATTATCTGACAATAAGTATGATCCTAATAGACCATTTAGAAAAATGGTAAAAGACACTTATAGAAAAAGAAAAGGTGATAGGATAGAAACTAAATGGGTGGATGATGTTTGGGAAGCTACAAAAATTGGAGGTAAAATTTTAGTAAACGCAAGAAGAAGAGATAATCAAGTAAGAAGTATAGATAATCCAGGTAAAACTCCATTGTCTTATGTAGGATGTGTGAAGGGTAATACTTCTGGCTCTCCTGCTTCTATTGTAGATTTGTTAGACAATGTACAAATGCTTTATAATATTGTTGTTTACCAAATAGAATTAGCTATGGCTCGTTCTGGTGGTAAAGCTGTGGTATATGATGTATCGCAATTACCTACTAATGTTGGTATGGATATACAGCAAGTATTGTACCACTTAAAAACAGATGGTATTATACCTATTAACTCAAAAGATGAGGGTAATCAAATGAGTAGCTTTAATCAGTTCCAACAAATTGACTTTACTTTATCGCAATCTGTACAACAGTTAATTAACCTTAAAGTAATGTTAGAAGATATGGCAGGTCAAATATCAGGAGTTACCAGACAAAGAGAAGGAGCTGTAGAGAAGTATGAGTACGTTGGTAATGTGCAAAGAAGTGTAGTGCAATCTTCAACTATAACAGAAAGCTGGTTCTATTCACATGCAGAAGTAAAACAAAGAGTGTTAGAAAGACTATGCAATCTAATGAAGGTTGCTTGGGCAGGAGGCAAAAAAGCTGGAATGATATTAGGAGACGGTGCTTACAAATTTTTAAATGTTATGCCAGACGTAGCACTACAAGACTTTGGTGTATATGTGGGTGATAGTGGTAAAGATGATGCAATGAAGCAAGTTGTACAGCAATTAGCTCAAGCTGCTTTACAGGCAGGATCTGTTGACTTATTAGGTGTTATTAAAGTTCTTAGGTCTGATACAATGACTGAAGCTGAGAAAGTGTTAGAACAAGCTATGAGTGAAATGCAAAAACAACAAGAGGTTGCTATGCAACAACAACAACAAGCTCAACAAGCTGCTGCTGAAGCTGAACAAGCTAAATTCCAAGCTGAGGCTCAACTTAAACAAATGGATAATGAAGCTAAAATACAAGTTGCTAAAATTGGATCTGACTCTAGACTACAAGTTGCTAAAATACAAGCTGAAGTTGATAGAGATTTGCATGACACTAAAGAAAGAAATGAAATGGACAAGAAGGCGGCAGACTACTATATTGATAGAAAAAATAGAGAGAGCGAGGCTAATTTGCAAAAAGAAGAAAAAGCAAAAAGCACTGGAACATCCACAACATCAAATGATTTAAAAAGAGCGGCAGAGAAGTTATAATAAATTATTCGTATATTTGCAAACTTAGGGAGTATTAATTTAAATTAAATAAAATGGCAAAAGAAGAGTCAAAATTAGTAGATGAAGTAGCTGAAACAGCAGAAGCTACTACAGAAGAAACAGGGATTAAGGATGAATTTAATCCTCTAGCTTTTACAGAAGATAATTATGGAGAGCTAGGAACAGAAGATAAAACTGAAGATGCAGAGGAAGATGTTAAGTCTGAAAAGGAAGAAGAGCAAGAACAAGCAGATGGATGGGGATGGGACAAAGCAGAAGAAGAGGAAGAAGTTGTAGAAGAAGATGAGGGTGATGATTGGGATTTAGAAAAAACAGAAGAAACTGAAGAAACTAATGAGGCAGGCTTAAGCTGGTCACAAGTTGGTAAAGAGATAGGTTTAGATGTAAATTCTAAGGAAGAGTTTTTAAAAACACTTAACGACTATGCTGAGCAATTAAAAGGACAAAATGCACAACCAGCTCCTGATAGTCAAGTAACTGAATTAAGAAGTTATTTAGCTTTAAGCGATAGAGATTTAGTTGCTGAAGAATTAAAAGCTGACGGAATAGAAGCTGCTGATATAGAAGACTCTTTAGATAAATTAGAAGATTCTGGAATGATGAAGATGAAGGCTAAAAGCGTTAGAAGAGTAATAGGTAATGCTATTGATCAACAAACTGCACAAGCTGAGCAGTCTAAAGCTCAGGCAACAAAGAAACAACAAGAAGATATAAAAAGTGCTAAGACTGGTTTAAAAAACCAAATTAAAAGCATGGGAGAATTTATGGGAGGAAAAGTAACAAAGAAACAGAAAGAAGAAGTATATCGTTATGCTACTACCGATATGATGAAAGACATATATGAAGATCACGCCAACGTTGCTGATGTCGCTATGTTTATGTTGTATCGTAAGCAAATAGAGAAAATTCTTCGTTCTCAAGGATTGGAAGACGGCAAAGCCACTATCATGGATAGTATAGTTTCACCAAACCTTAACAACGGAAAAAGCAAATCTAATTTCAAAGTGAAGTCAGGTTCGTTTGATCCAAAAGCGTTCATGGGCGAGTAAGCTTAAAAAGTAAGACAAAGTCTACTCATAGTTGAAAGTTAATTGGGCAAATATGTAAAATGTTTAATTAATAAAAATTTAAAAAAATGGCTGTAACTTCAACGGGTACATACGGGAAAGGAACAACTGCTGCGAATGCACTTAACGCAAATTTGTTACAACATCCTGAAATAGCTAGAACTTTAATATCTCTTTACCCGAGATATTCAATGACATATCTTTTAGAAAGAACTAGAAGAATGGCAAGTGAAAAAGTTTTAGGAGATAATTCTTACGAATGGAAAGTAATGAACCGTCTAAATAGAAAAACAATGATTGAAACTCACGGTACTGATGCAACAAACGGTGCTGGTGGTGCTGCTGCTGCTGGGTCTAAAATTACTGGAACTAAATTTGAAGCTTCTTCAGGTGGAGGTGCTGAAGATCAATTTAATTTATTTGATGTAGTTAGATACCCATCTGGTGGTACTGCACTTGTAGTGGCTGGGCCTTCTACAAACGCTTATACTTTAGAGGCAATTACTGCAATTACTGCTGCTGATAACTCTGTAGGAAGTGTTATAGGTAGAATTGGTTCTGCATTTCCTGCTGGGTCTGCTGGATCTGATGTAGGTGAAAACTTTGCTTACCCAGATACTTACAAAAACTGGATGACTATCAATAGAAAGAAATGTACAATCACTGGTAAAGACGCTACTGATGTTTCTTGGATTGAGAATAATGGTCAATCACTTTGGTACTTTACTAAAGAGCAACAAATGATGGATCAGTTTATGTATGAGCAAGAATTACAAAGATGGTATGGACAAACGTCTGTAGCTGCTGGTGCTACTAACTACTCTGCTACTAACACTGATATTATTAGTGAAATTGCTGTTGGTACTGCTGGAGCTGGTTCTTATGGAGACGGATCTTTAAGAGCTGCATCTACAACTACTGACGGTAGCTTTACTATTGGTGATGGTGTATTAGCTCAAATTAGCTCATCTAATCAAGCTTCTTATTCTGCTGGAACATTAACTGAAGATATTATTACTGAGTTTATCGGTAAGATCTCTTTAAATGCTCAAGGTGCTGAAGGTAATGAGTGGGTTGTATTTACTGGAACTGAAGGACGTATTGCTTTCCATAGAGCTATGAAAGATCTTATTGTTGCTCCTGCTGGTGCAATGACAGGTGGATCTATGACTGATGTAAAAGCTGGTTCTGATATTTCTTTAGGTGGAAACTTTACTTCTTACTACGCGTTAGGTAATAAAATTACTATTGCTTACTGCCCAGTATTTGATGATCCGCACGTACATGGTGCTTCAGGTGGAACTAACTCATTTGGTGATACAAGATTGAAAGAATCTATGAAGATGGTATTCATGGACTTCGGATCAACTTCTGGTGTTTCTAATGTAGAGTTAATCACTAAAGGTGCTAACGGAATTAATCGTTCATTAGTTAAGAAATATGTTGGTGGTATGGTAAACCCTTACGATACTAAATCAATGATGGCTGCTAATGGTGATGATAGATTCCAATGTCACGTATTATCTGAGTCAGGTATTATTGTAAGAAATCCACTTTCTTGCGGTATTTTATCTGCTTCGTAAATTAAGTTAATAATTTGATAGAGGGAGGTTTCGGCCTCCCAATATCGCCTAAAAAAAATAAAAAAAAATGGCAAATTATTTAGATATTTCAACAAAATCTGTTAACCAAGGGCAAGGTAGACTTCCAAAATTAAGAGGTCAAATCTGTCCTGTAGTAACAGTAACAACAGCAGCAACTACTTTATATGATTATCAAAGTGGAGCTACTGTGTTCTTAACTATATCAGGAGGATCAGATGTAGTAATTACTCTTCCAGAAGTAGCTGCTGGCTTAAACTTCACGTTTGTAGCCACTGCAAGTCCTTCTGGAGCTGGAGATGCTGTTATTACTGCTGCAACTGCTGACACAATAGCTGTCTTAGTAGGCCCTGATTCTGGTGCTGACGGAACTTTTGATGCTGCTGCAGATACAGTAACTCTTGAGGCTGCTGCTTTAGGAGGTGAAGTAATTAGGTTTGTATCTGACGGAACTAAATGGTATGCATTTGCACACCAAGCTGCTATAGGTTCAGTTACTTATGCTGGATAATAATTAATGGAAGACGGAGGGGCTTAGTCCCCTCCAAATTCCTTATATTTGCAATATGAAAACAAGATTAGTAGTAAGAGATGGTAAAGTAGT